GACGATTCTGACGATGCAGCAGAGTTAGCACGTAGACGTGTCTATTCTTTGTATCCTACAGTAGAAGACCAACCTGATAACATTCTAGACATTGTTGCAGACGCTGAGCGAAAAGCTAGAAAGGCTTATGCTCAAGATATGGCTGCACAGTACATTGATAGTTCTGCGTACACGTATGCTACTGAAGGTTTCTTTGAAAACGAAAAGGTAAAGACAGCTATTGAAACCATTATGGAGGGTCAGCCTAATTTCTACGATGACCTACTAAACGCTTATGGGTTTGAGCCTGACGAAGAAGAAGAGCCTGTAACTCCTAGCGAGGATGATAGTAACGAAAGCGAACCAGCAGAGCCTGAACAACCTGAAGAGGCAGAACAACCTGAAGAGCCAGAAGAGTCAGAAGAGCCAGAGCAACCTGAACGCCCTGTGGTATCGCCTGTTGAACCGCGTCCTGGTGGGGGCAGAGGTAATTCACGTAAACAACGTGAGTGGGATAAGAAGTACAAAGGAAAGTTCAACACAGACGGTACACCTATCATGGTAGAACCACGCCCTGCAGATGGTGGGCCTACTACAGGTAGAGGTAGAAACAGACAGACTGAAGCACAGAAGTGGGATAGAAAATACGGAAAGACACACAACCCAGATGGTACACCTAAAGTAGAGGAATAATAATGGACTATTACAAAAGCCAACTAGACACGTATCTAGATTCCATCGCTCCTGTTGAACCATCATCACCTGTTGATCCTACTGTACCTACTCCTAGCCCACGTGATGAGGTTACCTTTGACGGTGAAGAAGTTCTTACAGTAAACGATATTAAAAAGAACTCACAGTACACCCGCACACTACGAGACTACATGATAGAACGTGTAGGCGTAGACTATGCTGATAAAGACGACGATCAAGTAGTAGATGATTTCATTCGTCGTATGCGTTTCTTCAACGCTAACACTGTATCTACTGCAGGTGAGCTTGGTTTTATCACAAGGGCTGATGACCGTCAGAAAGCTATCGCTAAAGATGCCTATCAAATCTATGATCAACTAGGCAATGTATTTGTAAACGATGGTGTAATGGGCGCAGTAGGTGGTGTAGGTGAATACATCATGGCAGCAGCCTCTGACCCGTCAAACTATCTAGGTTTGTTGACTGGTGGCCTTGCACGTTTCGGTGCAGGTGCAGCTACTGTGACAGGCAAGCAGGCAATCAAAGCTACTGTGCGACAGGCTGGTATGAAAGCTGCTCAGAGTGGCGCAGGTAGACAGGCAGCTAAAGAGGCTGCAGAAGAGGCAGCTAAGAAAGCAGCAGAACGCGCTATCAAGGCAGGTATGTCTAAGCGTAAAGCTAAGGGCGTCTATAAAGCTGTAGAAGAAAAGGTAATCAAAGACGGACGCAAAGCATTAGCTAAAGATGCGATGCGTGCTAAGCAAGATGAGTTGTTCAGCACAGCAGCGAAACGTTCTTTGTATGCTACAGGTGGTACAGACGCATTGTTTGCTGCAGCACAAGACTACATGGTGCAGGGTACATTGCTGGAGGCAGGAGCGCAGACAGAGTATAGCAAGACACAAACAGCACTATCAGGATTCCTTGGTGGTGTTGGCGTAGGGTTCCAACTAGGAGCGCGTGGTGCTAGTAAAGCTATCGGTAAGTCTGGCCTTGAAGGAGACACACGATCAGAACTAGACAAGCTTACAGAGCAAGTCATTGAAGAGTTCAGCCCTGTTATATCAAAGAAGGAAGCACCTAAAGCTACCAAGGCTATCCTTAAGTCTATCCGCGATTGGGACTTGAAGGTTAAGAAAGGTAAGAAGGGCAAAGAGATTGTCGATGATGTAGATTTGATCAAAACTATTGTGTTCGGTGACACACCAGGTGAGATCGGTGGACTACTAAAGTTAGCACAAGACAAAGGATACAAGCCTACTAAAGAGGTACACGTATCTGACTTCATCACTAACGTGGCTAACTCTCTTACACCCACACAGCTAAAGTCTATTAACAGTGCCATGGAAAGAGCAGGATCACCTCTGTTGTTTGGTGAATTGTCTAGCGCACGTGTTAAGATCGGGGATGTTATGGCCTCTCGTTTCAGTGAAGCAGGTCAGACATTGCAGGTAGCTTCTCAGTTTAAGAAGATGCTGAATGCCTCTGTTGTATCAGCAGCAGCTAAGATTGAGGATACGGTTGGTAACATTGACGCTAAGGAAGTAGCCAAAGCTAACAAGATGGACGGTATTAAGTACGGTCAGTCTGTGTGGAAACGCCTACTTGTTTCATCTCCTGCTACCACAGCATTGAACGTTGCAGGTTTTACCCAGTTCTACATGGGGCAGACACTAGCAGACTTGTTTAGCTCAACAGCCTTGATGACTAAGGGCTTAACAGAACTGACATACAATAAAACTGCAGCACAAGAAACGTTTAGACGTGCGGCTGCGTACCGTCACATTCAAGCACAGAAGATGCGTAACTTGTTGGACCCGTATACTACACACGATGCGTATATGAAGTTCTTAGACGAGAATAAAGACGTACAGAAAATCTTGTTCGAGACTATGGCAGGGGGCGTGGACCAGACAGCTACACGATTTGGTATCAACCCTAACAACAGAGCTTTCCAAAACGTAGAAGCCTTTGCAACAGCAGCGAACCAGATCACAGGTGTACGTATTCAGGATAGCTTTACTAAGTCTCAGATGTTTATGTCAGAGATGGATAAGTATCTACGCCTAGAAAAGAAGACTACACTTCGAGAAGCTTTGATGTCTGATACACCTATTGAAGAGGATGTCATTCAGGCTGCACTAGATACAACACTGAAGTCTGTTTTTGCTAAAGACTACACTACGCCTGACCAACCAGAGCTTATACGTTCTATGGCGGGTGGTGTTGAATACCTGTCTAACCTACCGGGCATTGGTACTATCATTCCGTTTGGTCGCTTCATGAATAACGTTGTAGCTACAGCCTATCAATGGTCACCACTAGCTGCACCTGAGTTGTTCTTTAAGCCTGTGTTTAAACGCATGTCTAAGTCAGAGCCTGATATCTCAGTACTAGAGGGTTACTCTCGTATGATGGTAGGCACTTCAGCTTTGCTCCTTGCTTCACAGTACGACGATGAACGCAGAGCTAAGGGCTTAGGTACGTATGAGATTGATGCAGGTGGCGGTACTATCATTGATGCTAAGAACACATATCCATTCTCAGCATTCCTAGCAGCGGGTCGTATCGTTAACATGATGCGTGACGGACAGGACATACCACCAGAGCTACAGCAAGAGCTAGGCACACAAGTAGCCGTTGGTCAACTTGCAAAAGACTTACAGTTTGGTAACGACTTGAACAACATTCTTGATGTTTTGATGAACACATCACCTGACGCACGTGGCGCAACAATCAACGGCCTTACCAAAGCAGCAGGTAACATTGTTGCAGGTGCTACACGCCCACTAGACGCAGTGAATAAACTGTTTGGTTTTGCTACAGGTACAGACAATGCCAAGGATGTACGCCAAGCAGATGGTATGAATGTGTTCACACAAACGTCAACTAAGTATGTAGATAACATCTTTGAGGCTTTCATTGACGGTGTAGACAAACTAACTGAAGCTGACCTATCTAGTGTAGGCAAGAAGTCTGTGACTGGAGAAGAACTACGAACAGCTAGACGTGAAGGGCCAATCTATAACCCTAACCCACTAGCTCAAATCTTTGGTCTTACAATCAAACCTGGTCGGACTGCTACAGAGAAAGCTTATTCTATTGCTGAGATGCAGCAGTGGACAGCAGATGAACGCACAAAGATGCCAGCTTATGATAAGATATTTAATTCTCTTCTAGCTCCTGCACTAGAGAGACAGACAGGTATCCTCATAAGACAGGATAACTTTAAGAACGCAAGCCTGACAGGTAAGCGTAAGATGCTTAAAGAAGTACTGAAGAATACCAAGACCGATTTGCGTAAGCAGATGGATGATGGGTATGGCGGCACCGATACTGTACGTATGCGACTCATAAACAAGGCTGCACGTAAGTTCGATAAAGAACTGCAGAAAGAGATCATGACAGCTATGCGAGATAGGTTTGGCATAGAGGGTAGCTTACAAGACTTTAGCTTTGCAGAGCTAGACATATACATGGAGTACGGGGAGATGCTCCAAAGTATATACGAAGAATCAGCAAACTTTAAATAAGAGAGAGGGGCCAAGCGGCCCCTTTACTTTTTTATACCGTGATCGTTTGCTGCTAACCTAGCCCACATCATGGCCTCTATAAGTCGATCCCTCGCGTTCTCCCTCTGTTCACACTCATACAAGTTATCAAAGATGTAGCTGTCTAGATTATGCACGGCCTCTTTTAGTCCTTCGTTGAATTGCTTCTTCTTAGACTCAAGAAAGTCATACGCTTCTAGTTCAATCTTCTTCATTGTTTTTCTTTAAATACTCCACTGCTTTAAGTACGCCAGTAAGATCATCACCTAGGTGACCTATACCTGAATTACACTCTCTACAGAGATGCCCTCTGTACTCGCCTGTTTTATGATCGTGATCTAGACTTAAGGGACCACCACTTCTAGACTTTGTGTAATGTTTACCACAGCAGTCACAGTTACCATAAGCTCTATGTCCGTGTCTTTTCTTTAGTTGACGCACTGTCTCAGTAGTTTTAAGGTGACAGGGAATACAGCGTGTGTCATATCTCTGCTTCTCTTCTCCATAGACAACTACTTTCATGAGTTTATAGAAAAACTCTTCTGTCTCTGGGTGTACTTCTCCACAAATACTACACGCTTTATGATAAACGTTTTCGTTATCATTCTCTGCTTCTGTCTCTTCTTTGAATAAGTCTAGCTGCATTATATTCCCTTGGGTACTTCCGCACAGTATGCCACTACGTATGCTGTGTCGTTAGGTTTGGTAGCCATGTGTTTCTGATAAGACACGTATGCATCCTTCCAACATCGCTCCTCTTCTTTATATGGAAACGACTCGGCGTAAGAAAACATAAGTGGACCATCAACTAACAAGACTACCAGAACCCACATTAGTCTAGCTTCTCTTGAATGTACTCAACACCCTGCTGAACTTTTGGCTCAGCGTAGTTATAGGCGTCTGTTGTTAGGTCTACCGCCGTGGTAGCTACACCTGCTGCAATAATAAAGCCGATTAAAAATTCGATCATGATAGATACTCCTTGAGTTCTGTGTACCCTCCAACGTGCGTTCCCTTGTCGTTGAAGATTTGTGGTACAGTAGTTATACTGGAACGCTTCAATAAGTACAGCAACCATGTGCTAGACTTACTTTGTATGTTGTACTCTACGTATTGGATACCCTTACCTTTCATCAAAGCTTTGGCATCATCGCAGAAGTTACATTGGTCACGTGTAATTATCACGTACATTTAGATTATCCCATTCCTACTCATTTCTACTAAGAACAAAAATACTAGGTATGCTTCAATGGGCGTTAGCATTTTCTTTTCTCCACATTAATTCATGTAACAGTTTCTTCTGTTCGTATTCAGACATTATCATCCAATCCCGTATCTCGTCAACTGTTCTGTGACACCCCACACACTTGTCGTTTTCAAGGCGACATACACGTATGCAGGGTGACGGTGTTTTACCTAAGCGGTTAGGTCTACGATTTCGCATGAGTCACCAGAGCAAGCCATAGTCTGCATGGCTACAGTGTTGTCCTCTTGCTCATACTCAGATAGCTTAGTCCAATCAATGCGCTCAGGCATGAACTCTAGTAGCTCTTCATACTGCCCCTTAGTGCAATCCTGATACGGTGCCTGTTGGTAGGTATGATCTGAGTGTGGCAAAAATGACACACCTGACATCTCATCAAAGTGTCTGTACACAAATGCACCCACGTCTAGCCATTCACTGTCACGGACTGAGATAGTCACCGATGGTTTATGCTCACACCAATGACGCTGGTATGTCAGCCACATCTCTAGCTGCTCAATAGCTGTCATGTCATTACGTGTTACCGCATTGTCAGGTGACTTCACAGGAAAGCTAAAGACTGTAGTAGTATCTGGCTTGAACACGCATGGCTCATTAGGGATACCATTATCAATCATGAACTTCGTTAGTGGGTCTTTGTTATCGCCACGCACAGTACGAATATAGTAGGGGCTATGACGTGCATGAATACCACTAGCCGAATCAACCAACTGCGAGACAGTACCTGACGGTTTAACACATGTGATAGAAGCAGAGGCAGGGATGCCAAGGCGTTCAGCCCACTCAGCATTAGTAGCAACGGCAACGGATCGTAGATGCTCAAGAGTTTTCTCCAGTCCTTTGTTCTTGCTTGTGAGTAGTGGGTTGTCCATGATGCCTGTAAGAGACACACCTAGTAGACGCTCTTCTTCTGTGTTCTTCTGCCATACTTTACGTAGGTACGGGAACTTAGTTAGCGTAGACTGAATAGTACCTAAGATGGTAGCCAACTTAACCTTACGCTCTAAGTCTTCTATACTATCGGATGCACGTACTACACATTCGGTTAGGTTGCAAAACTGATACGGGCGCAAAATTATCTCACTGCACGGGTTCGTCCCAAAGTCAAACTCAGGATTACGTCTACCAAACTTTGCCACTTGCTTCTTAGATGCTTCACGGTTGAATACTCCACGCTCACCAGACTTAGACTCTACTAACGCAGTCCACTCACGCATGAATGTTTCTACGTCAGGCTTCTCAGTGTATGACACAGAGTTGTTAGCCAATGCACGGTGCGCTGCAGTTTCCCACCACTGTCCTGACTTAGCGTGGCGCATACGGTCATCGCTTAGGTTAGACAGAGAGATCATAGCAGAGCGACGAACACCACCAACCACAACGATTTGTCCAATGAAGCACATCAAGTCATGACATTCTAGTGAAGACAGCTTACGTCCTTGTGCGCCCTTGAATGTAGACACAGCAAAGTTAAACAACTCTACTAGTGGCGCAGGACCAGAGGCACGTCCACCAAATGTCTTTAGTCGCGCACCTGCAGGACGTACCTTATCTACGTTCCACTTAGGAATCTCACCAGCCCATAGGAGTGCAAGAACTTGACGGAAAGCCTTAGCCCATCCTTCTTTACTATCCCTAACGATGACGGTAGTTTCACTGTCGTAGAGCGTAGGCACTTCGGGGAGCTTAGATATGTACTGTCGTTCAACAGAGAAGCCAACTCCAGTACCACAGAGGAGGATGTACATCGCTTCGTCGAAGCTCTTAGGGTCATCTACGGGGAGATATGAACAGTTGTATCCTGCTGTGTTGTCACGCTCTAGTGCTGGGCCTGCAGTCATCATTGCCCTCATGGATGGCATGATCTCTAGGTCAAGGATAGCATCACGGATTTGATTGATGTAGCTGTCGTCACCTGCAACGGGACGCACAACGTTATCCATGTAACGCTCTACTGTTTCATCCCAATTCTCACGGCCCTTACCATCAAAGTATTTGGCATAGCGTGACTTGTGAATGAATGATTGATAATCTGTTGGTAGCAAATTGCTCATCGGTTGTCTCCACTTCCGCGTAGTTTGTTTCGTTTCTGTCTGTCGTCTAGCTTTTGGATGTTAAGCTCAAGTACTTCTTGTAGCCCACGTCCATAGATGTTTGCTAGTGCAGTGGCATAGAACACCACATCACCTAGTTCCTTCATGATCTCTTCGTTAGCATACTTGTTGTTGTCACGGATCAACTTCTTAATCTTCTCCGCTACCTCACCTGCTTCTCCTACAAGACCAAGAGTATTTTCTACAAGGCGTTCTTGCCCTGATGTAAGAATCTTCTTCTCTACCCAACCTGAGTACAGGTCAGCCCAATCTACTTCATCACTGCCAAAGGCATCAAAGTATCCCATCTCTTCTAAATCCTTCTCGCTTATCATCCTCGTTCCTTCACGTTTAAGTTTTCTATTTCTACATCATCTACATCATGCATGGCATTCATAATCAAGTCATGCATGTCTTCTTCGTGTGCATCCTCATAAGAAGATAGAAAGTTATTATCGTCTTCTACCTTAGCTACAAATGTAACACTGAACTTCTTCATTTATGATTCTCTTTGTACACTTCTATTAGTTTGTTGAGATACCACTGAGCCTTTTGTAAATCCTCAAGGCCGTTCTTATAACGGTAACGCCAGATATACTTCATGATGTTACCTTGTAAGTACCCTTCGCTCTGCTCGTTGGTTGCAGCCAGGATAGCTTCGATTGCTTCAATGCCACCTGTGTTGTAGTGGATTGGTTTGTTTACTGGATCGTTCATGCATTCCCCTGTGTCTTAGTCCATCTATTAAGGCGAATCACGTTACCTTCTGACTCGTATCCTTCTTCTTCCTCAATCTCTTCTAGTGTAGCTTTGTATGCATCTGGAAATATCTCAGACAGCATATCGTGTTTGTAATCGTCTAGCTCATCTTCAATCTCAGGAAAGTCTTGCATGAAAGGTAGACACGCTGCCATGCTGATTGCTGCATTGAGTGCAGCACGTCCTGCTTCTTCATGGTCTGCAAGTTTTGCACCGAAGGAGATGCCCGTCTTCAACTCAAATGTCCAGTTACCATCTTTATCGAAAATAGGTTTGATAACGATAGCTACTTCATCTTCTTGTACTGTATACATTACGATCTCCGCTTTACTTTTAGTCGTTGCTCTTTCATACGGCTACCCTTCTCAAGCAACCACCCTTCAGGTATGACACGATGCGCCCACTTGAAGTTATTCTTTTCACACCAATCACAATAGCGAGACTTGGCACCTTTGTACAGCTTTGCATTAGCATTACTGAATACAAAACGGATATCTAACTTAGGATGTTGTTTGGCTATTTCTAGGTGCTTGCGTCTATCTGCAGCACTGAACAAGCCTTTCGTTTCTATGATGATCCCATTGTCTAACTCAAAGTCTGGTGTGTATGTACGATACTTCAAGTCTTCCCATTCAATCTTAAGCTTCTCATAAGCTACAATCTTCTGGCGGGTTTCCAAGAAAGCTGCGGCCTCTTGTTCGAGGCCACTGCGATAAGTTCTTTTGTTGTGTCTACGCGGCAAGTCCATCACCCACAAATACGTAGTCAACATCTGGTGGGTTCGGTGACTTAGAGACACGGCTTGGCAGCGTCTGTAACGTCTTGTGACACTTGTGTTTAAAGTCACAGAACTTGCACTCAGGTGGTAGCACGAGGTTACCTGATGGCTTCTTATAGTAAGTCTCAGGCACTGGTTCAAAGCAACGCTCAAAAGGTTCGTCGTTGTCCAAGTAATCGACTAGGTTCTGAATGTCCTGTAGTACAGCATCCTTGTCTACCTCAGATGCATCTACATATTTGAACTCACCATTACCTTTGTTGACTACCCACCAACCACCAACATCTTTACCTGCTGCTGTGGCGTAGCCTACTAGCTGTGCAACATAACCAAAGCCATCGCTCTTGCTTAGCTTGTGAAAGTCTTCAAACTTATTCTTGTAAGACCAAGGTGACGCAGACTTAACGTCATCAATCTTACCGTCCATCTCCATGTCATACTCGCCTTTGATCTCTCTACCGTTATCAAGCTTGAGTGTGACATTCTCGTTGTCCTTGAAGTCCTGCCCTGCTGCACGTAGTAATCCTTTGAACACTGCCTCAACGATGTCGCCAAGAATCATGTTCATCAGAAAGTGTGGCGGGAAAGGTGTCTTACCTTCGGGGTCATTCTTCTCAAACCATAGCTGACACTTAGGCTTACCAATGTTAGACATGCGCAAGCGAAACTCACCACGTGGGCCAGAGTTGAATTGCTTGTTAAGTGCAGCTTCAACATCAGCGGCAACCTGCTTGGTCACCGCCTCTGTCATGGTAGCCTCGCCAGCCATAGCCTTTTGCAAGAAGCTAAAGACCGCTAGTTCTGCTGGGTGATTCATTAGTCAACGTCCACGAAATCGTTGTTGATAATGTCTGACACCATAGCTTCGTCGTCTGAAGACATAGACTTATTGGAACGCTCATGGTGTAGATCAAGAATCTTACCGTTGCTGTACTCAATTAGTTCAATGAAGTCTTTCAACATTTCGTTGTCACCTTCAGCGATGTCAACACGATCACCTAGCTGCGCCTTGATGTACCCAAACTTAGCACCGCTTGCGATACTACCTTCTACTCCATCAAGGAATAATGTGGACATGATAGGTAACATGTTCTTGCGCTGCAAAGAAGTCAGTACACCGTTGATAGACTTGATAGAGTCACGGTTCTTGATGTCCATAACGAAGGGTACATCTACGTAATTCTCTTTTGGCAGAGGTTCACCCTTCTCATTAACAGGTTCACAGAGTGTAATCGTACCGTAGTAGATGTTAACCTTCTTAACACTACGAATGATAGCCTTTGTGTCATCAGGCACAGAGTTCCAGTCTTCGATGTAACCAGATGGTCGGCCCAAGTTTAGACCACCGATGCTATCCTTCAAGTCACCACCCAAGGTGTTAGCCTGAACAGACTTTTCCATCTCTTGTGTCTCGTCATTCCAACGCTGCCACTGTTGACGCTGTGCAAAAATGCGTACATTTACACCGTTGCTGTAAATCTTTTCGTCACCCTTGGTCATGATAAAAGACCCGACAGATACTACCTCTGTCTTAATCATCTTACCACCTACTTCAATCTCGCCCATGATAGGGGAGTGTAGCATACCAATACGTGCGATTGATGGTGTAGCTTCGCCCCCTGATGTTGATACACCCATAAGCTCTGCCATAGACTGGCCGCGTTCTGCTGCGATTGTTAGTTCATTACTCATTTCTATACCTTTCTATAGAGTCAAAGAGTGCTTAGTTATAGCTCAAACATCAACTGTGTCAAGCCAATTTGGGCCTATTTTTGCTTCCAATAGTAGGGGTACATTCATGCGTACACCATACACATCTTCAACCAAATTGTTTATGCTGTTGTTAAGTAGCTGAATGATATGTAGTACCTTCTGTTCTTCGTCAGGGTGTACGTCTACCACCATACTGTCATGCACTGAGTTGACTACACAAGACTGCAATGGTTGTAACAATTCGTGTAGTCTGTTGAGTACGACAGGTACGACATCACCTGTGGCAAAGCCTTGCACTGGATAGTTCTTGATCATGGTAAAGTGACTAGGCATACCATTGTCTCTGCGTTTGCAGTCAGGGAATGCATACTGCCTACCAGAGATGTTAGTGATCTTCTGAAAGCGTATTGCCTCTTCACCTAGGTTCTTGTGCCACTCAGCTACTCCTCTGTATTTGTCGGTGAAGTGATGGTAATAGGCGGCTTCAGCTTTTGAACGTCCATATCCAGTGGCTCCAAAGAGGGGAGCGAAGGTGTGCGCCTTTGCTTCTTGGCGGGACGTTTGTTGCCCTGCTTCAGTAATGAC